ATTGACCGCACGTTTGTTATTTCCGCTACTGATGGCACTGGCATTGTAATTTATGCGTTTAATGGTCGCGTAAGTCAATGGACTATTGACTCGGCTCCCGGAGCCGAAGCCAAAGTGACGTTTACGATTCATCCCCGTGGTAATCAATACGGCTGGTCTGCCAGTGCCTAATTATGACCACTGATGACGCAGTAACATTGCTGACCAGTACCTACTTGCCCTTAGACCTTGTGGTCAGGGGCATGGAGTTAGACCCTAAGGAAGTAGCGGATGCTTTGGCAAATGCTACAGAAGGGTCTGAACAACAAACTGCATTACAGTTTTTGGCATCATACTTTCCGTATGCACCAACCAAAAAAATAAAAGAATAAAACATGACCACGACAATAAAAGACAGTAACGACTTGTTGGGTTTCCTAGTAAGCCAAGCCGAATCTCGCAAGGATTGGTTTGGCTTTTCTCAGCAACGCATGACAGCGGTAACGCTTGCGCATCAAATTGCACAGCATCATGCGGACAAGATGACACCCGATGAAGTCGTAGATTACGCACTGCAAGTCAATCACCTTATATTTCATAAAATTATTAAGGCGGGATAAACCATGCGAGCATCTTTCAACATCGTTGGATTGAAGGATGTGCTTGCCGCGTTTAATGATTTGGCAGACCAAATTGGCGATAAAAAAGCCACAAGTAAAATCCTAGTGCCATCAGTACGCGAAGCAATGCAACCGGTACTAAATGAGGCTCTTGCACGTGTGCCTGTGAATACGGGTGGACTAAAATTATCCCTACAAATTGAGGCGCGACGACCTACAAGACGTGATAGGCGGTCTAAATATATTACCGAAACTGATACGGTCATCGCGTCAGTTACCACCGCATCGGGTGAAAAATTAGCCAAGATGAGTGAGGGAAAAGGCTTGGTAAAAGCCAAGAGGCGTCTTGCCGCAATGGAAGGTGATGCACACGTAGGCGCATATCGTGCACATAAATTTCAAGGTATTAAAAGCGATGCTCGGGCAATAGCGCAAGAGTTTGGTTCTGCGCATAATGCCGCGCACCCTTTTTTACGAACTGCAATGGAAGGCCAAGCCCAACAGACCGCAAAAAGGCTTGGTGAAATTATCGGTAGGCGGTTATTACAATATAAGGCAAAACAGAAATGACAAAATTTGCAAGCGCGTTTGGCGAAAAGTACCAAGCCAATAGAAAAAACCTTTTAATTCGGTCATTTGAATTAGGGGGTCATACATTTAAAGTGCGTATTCCACTGGTTGCAGAATCAGATGAGATATACAAAAAGGTTTCTGAGCCTGAGGATAAAACAGTTGAAAAAATTTATATTGAAATTACTGCTCCATTAAGGCAGTTTGAGGCAACTCAGACAGATGATTTTAAATTTACCGATAACGACATTTTGGTTGATGGTCGCTCGATGCGCGAAGCGGCTAAAAACAAGGCTATTACAGAAGCAAGAATTACCGAGTTTTTTAAACTGCTTGTGCCCGAACTTGAAGGTGCAAGCCTAGAAGATTTAACTTATGCCGATATACAAGATGAATTTCCAATCTCGGTACAAATGCAGATTGTAGAAAAGATTGGCGAAGTTATCAGCCCAACATATAAGGAAGCGCGGGGAAACTGATTGGCTCGTTGAAAAGTCAATGTCAAGCGGCAATGATTTTCAACGGGCACACCTTAGACACAATACAAGACATTGACGATGTAACCATGGCAAACATCCAAACGATGTATGCCGATGGGTTGGTTGGAAATTACGGCGTGCTAACGCAAATAGCGACCTTGACAAACGGGGTGTTTAACTATATGCGACCAGCAAATTCATCGCCTTATAAACTAGCCAACATCCTTGGTAATGCGTATGATTACATCTATCCACCGTTGCCTGAAAGTAGTAAACAAGCGGCTATTAACGATAGTCTTTTAATGTTTATGACACAGGCGCAGGGGTTTGATAAAAAATTGTTTGAGGTAAAACATGGCTAATATGATTGCCCGCCTTGGCGTTGTTCTGGGCTTAGATTCTGCGGAGTTTAGCCGTGGGTTGGATTCGGCTGGTAAAAAACTAGAGCAGTTTAGCCAAGCCGCAGAAAAATTTGGCAGGATAGGCGCGACCGCTTTGGTTGCCGCAACCGCCGCCGCGCTTCAATATGCTGATGATTTAGCCGATGTAGCCAAAGCCAATGATGTTGCTATTGGAACGGTTCTTAAACTTTCTAATGCCCTAGCCAATGCGGGTGGCAAAGCGGGTGATTCAGGAAAACTTTTATCATCGTTTACAAAGTTTATTGATGAAGCCGCGGGCGGTTCTTTACAAGCGCAAAAAACTGCAACTATGTTGGGCGTAAGCCTACAAGATTTGGGCAAACTTTCCGAAGAAGAACTATTAAATAAAGTAGTTAAAAATCTTGGAACAATGCAAGATTCCATTACCCGTAGTGCAAAGGGGATGGAAGTTTTTGGCAAAGCCGCTAAAGGCGTTGATTTTGTAAGCCTTGCAGAAGATATGGCAAAAGCCAATACGGTTACAAAAGAACAAGAACAAGCAATTCAACAAGCCGCAGATGTTTACGACATATTAGGGCAAAGAACGCGTGATTACATGGTTACTTTGGCTACGGAGTTAGGGCCAAAACTTGTAACCACAATGGATTATTTAAAAAGCCTAAATAAAGAAGGCAACACATTTGGCGTAATTTTTAAAGCCGCTTTTGAAACCGTTGCATTGGCGGCGGGTCATGTTTCTTTTATTATTAAAACACTAATAGAAGATTTTTCCGCAATTGGTAAAGCGGCAATGGCTTTGTTTCGCGGTGATTTTGCCGAAATTGGAAGAATTTATAAAGAAGCCACAGAACGCGCAGAACGCGACAGGGCTAAATTAGATACATTTACTAATGAAATTTTCAATCCTACCGCACCTGAAACAAAAGGTGCGCCATCAGTAGTGGGAAGAAAAGTAACTAAAGCCCGCGACCCTGAAGCGGAAAAAGCAGAACGCGAACGGTTACGCGCATTGCAAAAGTATTTTCACGAACTTCAGCGTTTAGATAAAATTTTATTAGATGTTGCGGGTAAAGAAAATAGCGCGTTTACTGATTCAATTAAACGAATTGAAAAAGATGAACAAGCGTTAAAAATAAAAAATGGCATTTTAGATATTGATAAATTAACTAAAGATTTGCGTTCTGAAGATATACAGTTTATAAAAGATTTATATTTAGCAGAAGAAAAAAGATTAGAAAATATTAAAGAAATTGAACACAACAATCTTTTAGAAATAGAAGCAAAAGAATATTTAATTTCACAAGAAAACGCATTAGCCGATGCAACAGAACGCTATTTACGCGCACAAAATCAAGCAGTTAAAGCGCAACGCGAAGGTTCATTTGGTGAAGGCTTTATGAAAGAAGCGGGAAGATTTTTTCGCGATATGCCAACCGAATTAGAAAACGGCGCAAAGGCGTTTCAATCCGTAATGGGCAACATGGAAAGCGCGTTAGATAACTTTGTTCGCACGGGTAAATTATCTTTTAAATCTTTGGCGCGTAGCATCATTCAAGATTTGATTGCAATGCAATTAAAGGCATCCGCATCATCTATTTTCAGAACCCTTTTAGGCGGTTTTGGATTTATGAATGATAAAGGCGGCATGGAAGTATCGGGCAGTTTAGGTTTTGCTGATGGTGGAAACCCGCCCGTAAATCAAGCAAGCATTGTAGGCGAAAGAGGCCCTGAACTGTTTGTACCCCGCACGGCCGGAACAATTATTCCAAACCATGCGTTAAGCGGTATGGGCGGCACAACAAACGTAACCAACAATTACATTAACGCCATTGATACCAAATCATTTGAAGAACGCTTATACGGAAGTTCAAACGCAATTTGGGCGGCAAATCAGTACGCTAATAAATCATTGGCGGTGAACAGGGGTCGAGCATGAGTTTCCAAACCATCTTTGAAATACAACAATCTATGACGGTAAACAACCGCCGTATGGTTGGGCAACAAGTAGCACGAAGTGGCTACATTACTGTGGCGCAATATTTAACAGCAGTGCCGTGGGTGTTTACGATACAGCCTCATGCGTATTTGTATTATCCTCAAGTGCGTGCAATCATTCAAGCAATTGACAACAAAGACCGCCAATTAGCCGAAACCATTGTTATGACCAGTACCAATTTGTCTTGGTTTACGTCAATGCAAGGAACGGCTACGGCGGCAACGCTTAACGGCGCACCAGCGGCAAATACGCAAACGCTTGCGTTGACATCTAACGGCACTTTTAAAGCCGGTGATTTTATTATGATTAACGGATATACATACAAGATTACGGCTGATTCTGCCGGCTCGTCTGTAGGTATTCACCGACCTTTAATTGGCACACCATCATCAGGCACAACTGTTTACATTGGTAATCAATGCACGTTTACAGTTGTTGCTGAAGCCTGTCCAACATATACTTTAAACCCAATGACCAACGGTGCATTTGTGCAATGGGATGCACCATTTGTTTTTAGAGAGTACATCACATGACAACAATCAATGCCGTTACAGGTTCGCAGATTAACCATGCTGAATTTGTAAAATTAACTGTTGGCAATGCCGCTACGGTTTACACATTTTGCAACGCCGCCGCGCCCATTACGGTTGGAGGCATTACCTTTGCCAATCTTGGCGCATTGCTAAATGTTGGCGATGTTCAGCGCGACATTAAAGCAACATCCGATGACATGACCATTGCATTGACGGGCATTGACCCAACCAATGTAGGCATCATTCTTGGCAATGACATTAAAGGTTCGTTTGTAGAAGTGTGGCGCGGGTTTTTTGACAGTAACAACCAAATTATTACAACGCCTACAACGCAATTTTTTAAACGCTATCAAGGCATCATCAATAGCGTTTCAATCACAGAAGATTTCAACGCCCAAGCCCGTACACGCATTGCAACCTGTTCAATTTCCTGTTCATCTATGCGCCGAATTTTAGAAAACAGATTGTCAGGTGTTAAGACAAACAAAAACAATTGGCAGTTTATTTATGCGGGTGATACATCAATGAACCGCGTAAGTGAAATTTCTAATACATTTTTTGATTTTGGTTCATTGCCATTAACACAAACACAAGCAAGCGAAACAACTGTAACAATGGATGGCGGCGGCGGTGGGGGAGTTGGTGATTCGGCATGATAAGACCCGCAACAAGATACGACATACCTAGACTGTTAGAAATCGTGGAGGCATACGCCTATGAAAATCCTATTAAAAAACTTGGTGAATCGCATAATCACTTTCCCCGCTATGTTGAAGAACTATTGTTTAGCATCATTCAAGGGCGTGGGTTCATTTATATCGATTCGCATCTCAGGGGCGCGATTGTGGCTTATAAAAGTTCTAACATTTGGT